CGTCGCCTGCGTGCCAGACAAAGCCGCAGCACCTGGCTTCACCTGCAGCTGCACGCGCTGCACACGCTGCGTGTTCTGTGCCGTTCCCGCATTATTCGGCCCTGAAAACGCCTGGCTGGGATTGGCGGCATTCACATAGGGCAGAACAACCGGATCTGTATCAATCTCGGAGAAAGCCGCCTCGATGAGATAATTGATTGACTGCCCGGAACTTGCAGGCGCCGCGAACGTAAAGCTTACGGCCTGCAGGTTGATGCCTGTCTTGACAATCTGATCACCGACATCCGCCGCCAGCGAACCATAGGCCGTCGCATCCAGGCTGGTAAGTTGCGTAATGCTGCCCGGCCCAACATTCAATGTCATCGAGGCCGGCACTGTCGGCATGCAGGCAAGCCCATCCACAACAACGCCCGTACCAAGCGTCGCGGCCGTCAACGCCGCAATACCAACCATCGCGTTCCGATTCGGGTGCAATATATCCGTATCCTGGGGAATGCTCCCAGGATAGACAATGTTACGATCCATAGATGATCCTCAGTTGGAAATATTGGTCCAGGCGATCGCCGTGGTCGGCACCACGGCCGCGATGCTGGCATAAATTTCAGCGTCGCTTATATTGCCCTGGAATTCGGCGACATCCGCATAGAAGGCCGGCGCGGTATTGTACCCGCCCGGCCCGGCCGCATATCCGCTCGCATTGCTCACCGGCAGACTATCAGGACGGCGTGCCTTCACCAGAAACTGATACGGCATGGCCATGCTGCCATAACCACCAGACACACCATAACCCATGTTCACATTATAAACACCAGTATCCACCGGATTCCGCGGCTCGAATATAAGCGGTGTCCGCCCCGTCAGATCCTGTAGCGCCTGTGCAACGGCGGCTCTTGTCGCTCTCGGACGCACCAAATTTTGCTGAATTCGCACCTTATAGGCTGAATCCGCTTCAGCCGTACGTCTCGTCAACGCGCTCCCAAAATAATCCTGCGCGGCAATGTCGAGAAATATCCCGCTCGCCGTCCCAATCCGGCTTTGCTGATTCACCGTGTTGAGCAGCGAAAACATCTCCACCCAAGCGCTCGCCGCGCCGGTCAATACGGCGTCGAGTATGGGCGTATCATCGGCAAACCAGCTTGCGGGCAAGACCGCCTTCACCCTCGCCAGCAGGCCCGGCATGTCAGCTATAATGCTCATCTCACGACACCGTCACGATACCGCTGCGCACGACACCGAACAAAGGCGGCACCAGGTCCGTGGTTCCACCATTCAGCAGCAAGTCTGATAAATTTATGATTGAGTTGGATGCCTCATAGGCCAACTGTGCCAACTTAGTATAACTCAGTGTCGCGCCAATCGGCAGCGTTGCAATATATGTCTCCCACCCGCCCGCCACGGCCGTAACCGCGACAGCATGATTTGTCCCAGCTGCCGTTACCAGTGTCACAGAAATATTTGCACGAACGACAATCGGCCCCTGCACCGCAAAACTCGTTGCCACGGGCCGGATGGCATCAATGGTCTGTTGGACCGTCTGCAATAACGTCGCCGGCGGCGCCCCGGTTCCATCATCAACCGTGACGACGAAATGCCCCATCAGGGCCGCCCCCGTCTGATCCTGATTTTCCGTAATGCTGTAGCTCAACCCCTGCTGAATGGCGTCGATCGCCGAGCCGACAGAGATATTGGTCGCGCGTGACAGACTCGCCAGATAATTGCTGAATCGCGCTTTGAGTGCCACATCGCTTTCCGCGCTCACGCCACCACTTAACGCATTCACATTCGTCACGGTATCGATGCCAGGAACCGCCGCGCTGAGCAACGAAATCATTCCCGGCAGAACATTGCCTGCGGCACCTGGTACACTTGCCGCCACGGTTGCATTCACCCCCGTGACACCAGCCATAATCATATATCCGCCTGACACCGCATTATATGCCGCATTGCTCGTATCAGCGACGACGACAAAACTTTGCGTATTCCCGGCTGTTGCAATACTCGTCCCCACAGGTACCAAGGCCGCGGAGGTCGCGCTGAACCGCGAAAATGTCACCTCACCGGAGGAAGCCACCGCCGGCAGACGCGTGAACCCAAAATCCGCGCCAAAACTGTCACAATCCCCGCCACTGCTTGTCGCCAAACGCGTCGCGGACAACACCTCGACAATCAACCATTGCAGCCACAACGCAACAGCGGCGTTCGCCTCCAAAATAGCCCGCAGCACCGAGCCAACCGTCAAATCAACCAGGCTAGACGCCGCCCCTTGAACAGACGCCGCCATCCCCTCCATCAAGGAAGAAAAATTCTGAAGCGATAATTGCATGGAATCCCCTACAAGGAGAACGAAACCGTTGAAGCCTGTCCCGTCGCCGCGTCAGTATATGTCAAAGTCGTCGTCACGGTGCCGTCATTGCCCGCAACCGAAGTAACAACGGGGGCGGGCGATGGCGCCACAGCCGCCTCTTGCAGCAGCTGCGTTCTTACCACGCCGGAAATCGCTGCCGGCGCACCCGGTTGGCCCACAAATGTTCCCAACCCAGCGCCATAGCCTAGCTGCCAAATATAATCACCGGGATTCGTCAGCAACCGGCGCAACACACGCTGTTGCGTCAGCATCGTTCCATCAACCAGCGCCAAGTCGCCGGTCGGACCTACAGCCAAGTCGCCGCCAACCTGCAGAGCCAGATCCACCATCACACCGTCTCCGATGGCAATCCGGTTTCCCCGCCCTGTGGCACGATATGTACGTGCTGGTCGTAAGCCTGCCGGAACGCCGCAACAGTCCCGTGCGCGCCATTCTGGTCGGATATGTCGCCGCTCACAACCAGATTACCCATGATATTCACCTGCGGCGCCTGCAGCACGATCGTGCCATTATTCAGCAATTTAACGAAACTGCCGCTCTGATGCTGTAACCACAACTCTCCAGCGGGCGCTTGCAACGGCCGGTCGGCGGCCGACCATAATGCGCCCACGACAATCCCCTGCTCGGCATTTCCTTCCTGCGCAACAACGAGTACCTGCGCCCCCGGCACCAAAGACGCCGCCAGCCCCCAACCCGCCCCAACCCAAGGCGAAACCACTGGCAACCAGCCTGTCAACACATTCTCCGGCTGAATCAAAACGCGGGCGGCGTAAGCCGTCGGATCAAAACTCGACACAAGGCCAAGGCGCGCAGCGGCTGCATGGCCATCCAATCCTCCAGCCCCAGCCTTAATATTGTTCAGCAGATGGTCCATCACGCCAAACTCGCAACAGCATGTGCCCTGATATCCTGCACGAACCCGGCCTTCCCATCCAACCGCCGCCTGACCGCGTCAACAACATAGATCTGATCGAGCCCCATACCCGTGCCCTCCAGCGCCAACTGCATCCCCGGGTTCAGCATCGTATCCCCAGGCATTCGTGCCTGCATGATCAACTGATGCTGACCCAATATTTGCGCATGGCTTTGCGCCAAATTCTTCGCCTGCGTCTGCGTAAGGTTCGGGCGGACAATCGTGGTTGTCGGTCCCGCGCCATATGTCTCAGCCACCACATTTTTGCTCCGGCTATTCCAGGATTTTACCGTCACCGCACCAGGCAAGGCCGTAATCATATCGAACGTCAGCGCGGACAAATTCCCTGGTGTGATGACTATCGGAGATCCCGCCTCGGCGGCCCCAAAATTCAGCGTATTTCCGGCGACGGAGACCAGAAACCCCTCCTCCTGCGCCAATGCCGTTAACAACTCCCACTCTGTCGTCACATGCGCATTCAACCCAAGCGCCATCCGCGCATGATCACGCTGATAATATTGCCCGACAAGCATCGATGTTGGTATAATATTCGGTACAAGCCCATGCTCGTCCGCAATCATGCCGGCAATCTGGCTGGCCGTCTGATTTACATAGCTCTGTGCAATCTCTGTATCAATCAAAAGCCCCGTGAGATCGCGCCCAAATACGAAAGCAATATTTCTGCCCCATTCAATTCGCACCGCATCAATTCGGCCCAACAACAATGTTACGTAACCGACACCGTCAGGCGCGACTTCGATAGATATATTTTGGTTCGTCAGGCTGGCGAAATAGGTTCCGTCAAATGCCGGCGTCACGCTGAGGGCAAAACCAACCTGAAACCGCCCGGCCAGAAAATACCCTCCCGCGTCAATCTCCAGCTCCACCAAACCAGCTATAGGTACACCGTCTATGCTGATTCGGGCCCGCGGCTGTTCAAGAGGCAATACCACCTCCTGCCGCTGGATTAACCGGCGGAATAACCAGTGTAAGCACGCCGGAGAGCTGAGGATCGGATAATTGGTTGGCCTGCGCAATGCGAATCCATTGCGTGGCATCGTTCAGATATTTGGCCGCCAGCACGAATAAGTTCCCGCCCGCGACCACGACAACCTGCCCACTCATAATAACGAAGCCCCCAAATTTGTCACGGCACGGTTGACGTAACCCTGCATCGCCGTCATCCCGGCCAACTGCCCGGACATCGCTCCCAAACGTCCCAAGGCCGCCACCCCCGCATCCGGGGCCACAGCATTATTCAACGCCGAAACCGTTTTGCTCAAGAACGCACCCGCTGAATTGACGCCTTTTCCCAGTAGCGACTGTACAGAAGCAAGCTCTGATAAGCTGGTGGCGTTCACGCCTTGCAAGGAGATCCCGGCCTGGCCGCTCAGCGCCATAGCCGCGGCCAAGTCCCTCGAGACCAGATTCGCAACAGGCGCCACCAAATTGACAGCGGCCGCCAACGGATCGCTGACAACGACGCATGTAATAGAAAAGGGAATGAGCGTCGGCTTGCGGTATTCCGCCGCAAACCGTTCGATCACGACAAGATAATAAAATCCACCCCAGACAAGCGGCAATGTCGCACCCAGAGCCCGCGCCGCATCCAATTCCTGAGCCCTGGAAACCGCATCGCCTCCAGAAAAAATCCCGGCAAACGAAATCTCACCATCATCCAACCCAAGCGCCGAGACGACACGCCCGCCACCGATCAAATTCTGTATGGCGACACGCTGCTTGCCACCAAAATTAATCTTCTCCGGTACCTCCATATCCTGGAAAGGCACGCCGCCAAGTGTCAATACAACGTTGCTCATCTCGCCTCATGACTATGGATGGACATCAATCCCAGCAAAGTCTTTGCCAGTCGAAACTCAGGCCCGAGAGCGTACCAAAGCATACGACATAGGCGATACGCTGAGCATCATCCAAGGAAAACGCTGTTTCATACGGCACCCCGCAACTCACCAGATATAAACAATCCGTCAGCACAGGGTGCCGGCTCAGTTTCCCGCTTCAGCCAGGCTCTGATCCAGAGTACCGCCAGCAATCGCGGCGGCAACGGTTTCCACACCATCATCGCCCAAGCGCTCAAGGGCGGATTCCACGCCAGCTTCCCCTGAAGGAAATGGCACCGGTATTCCATCCACCGCCGCCACCGCCGCAGCGACGCGCGCCAGCCCCACATAGGCACGGTTTTCGGAAAGCTCCGGCCCGAGAATCTTGAAGAGCCGCAATTGCTCAACAACTCCCAGCCGGCGCAACTCTATCGCCCGGCCAGTCTTGTCCCGCACGATATCGGCCATCACACGCGCATCCGCCCTGATGCGTAGAAATCCAGCTTCTGCGTCACCGGCGCGTCACCCTTATAAACGCCCGCCGAACTCAATTTGAACACCACCCCGTTGAACTGATAGGTCGAGGTAGAGCCATTCGGTTCGTTGACGTATTGATAAAGGGTCCCTGCACTGATCGACTGGCCGGCAAGATAAGCCTGCTCAATCTGTGCAATGAAATCATCAACAGCCGACGAACCTCGGTCGAGCATGAAACTGCCCGTCCAGCCTTTCGGCAGCTCGGCGCCAAGCTGCACACCATCCAGCCTATCCACGCGCAGCATCAACGTCATCTGATGCGCCTCGAATCCCGTCACATGCGCCAGATCAACCCGGCCAAACGGTCCCATCACCACAATCTGGCAATCACTGCCAACCGTGAACGTATTATATGGCATGAACTTGTACCTCCATCATCAGGCGGACGGCAGCGTCTGCACGCTCACCTGCACGGTCTGTCCGCCCTGGACATTCACAATGAATTTCTCGTTGATCGCCTGGTACCGCACCTGCACATCCGCCTGCACATAGCCCAGAGCCGTCCGGCTTTGCGGATTATTGCTCACGTCGCAAACCACGGCGAAAGGCAGACTGCCATCGGTACTCCCCAACATTCCCTGCGACAGCAACCCATTCAGAAACGCCAGCAAGGTCCCGCGAATATTCTGAAACAGCGTTTGATTCACCAACTGCCCGACATAAGCGCCCATGCCGGCGGAAAGTGTGTAGGCAATATAATTTGTCAGCCGCGTATAATTATCGCCGTCAATCGCCGCATTGGAGGACGAATTATGCCCGCCCCGGACGCCCCAATAATTTCCGCCAGGCTGCGGATTGGCAATGACATCAATCCCGGCGCTCAACAGCACCTCCAGATCAGCACTCGCATATGTCGTGGCGGTGCTCCCCCCTGGCTGGCCCGATTTCTGCGTCCCGATCACACCGTAAAGCGGCTTGTTCAAGGATGATTGCTCAGGCGACAGATTGGCCAGCCTCCCGCCCACGAAACCCTGCGGCGACACCAGCCTCGTTATCGCATTCGCCTGATCCGCCCAATAAACCCAATCGCCGAACATCAATTTGGCGGCATAGCTATCAATCCCCGCCTCGGCCTTTACGGTCACCGCATTCGCGATATTATCGCCCGCCGGCCCCGTCAAAATCATGTATATGCCTTCGGAAAGACCAAACCCCGTCTGCACCCCCCATTGCGCCGGATCATCCGCATCCGCCAGCAGCGCGATCGCGCATCCCTGGCCACGCAACGCATACATGCCCTGACGCGGCAACACATCGATGCCGACCAACGTCGCAGCCGTGATATTGCTCGCGCCATCCGTACCCGGCGTGCCGGAGGCAAAGCTGAATGTTCCAGCAATCGGAACAGCAGTCATCGCACCACCGCTGGCGGCAATCAACTGGGACGGCCCGCGCAGCACGCCATTGCCATTATTCACGGCTTTCACCAGATTTTCCCAGAACACCGCGCCAGTCCCCGCGATGTTATCGAACACCTCCGGGCTTAAACCCGGCAAAGCCACCGTCAGCCGCCAAGTACTCGCCGCGGACCCGGCCGAGAACGTCACCG